ATAGAAGAGAATCGTGAGATTTGGAATGATGAACTTAAAGGAAAAATCTATACGATTGCAGATAAGATGGTTGAGTTGGAAGATAAGTTTATTGATCTTGCGTTTGAAATGGGCGAGATGGAGAATCTCAAAGCAGAAGATGTAAAAGAATACATTCGCTACATTGCAGACCGCAGACTTATTTCACTTGGCATGAAGGGTATCTTCAAGCGCAAGAAGAATCCTTTGCCATGGGTTGAAGAGATGATCAATGCACCAACTCATACAAACTTCTTTGAGAATCGTGCAACAGACTATGCCAAAGGTGCGTTGTCTGGTAAGTGGGATGATGTATGGGGAAAAGCGGCATGATTAAAATTGATAATTTATTTGGGCTCCCAATCTTTAGAACAAAGATTGATCCGAATCTCTATGACAAAAAAGAAATCATAGAATCAATTTCTAAAAATTATGAAAAAGATTCAAAGAGAAATCGTTGGGACAAAAATAGTAATCTACATCAAAATTACGGAGACTATAAAAATCCAAATTTTATAGAAGTAAATTTTAAGAGTTTATTTCCTATATACCACGATGTTGTTTATAGTTTTTTAGATGAAATAAAATTCAAATCTCAGATTGAATTAACTTGTAAGATTGACCTTGTAAATTACACCTGTACTAAAAGTGAGCAATTCATGCTAGAACATAATCATCTTCCTTATGTTTTTTCTGCGATACACTACATTAAATTTAACAACAATGAGCATTCATCAACTAAATTTCATAGTCCTACAAAATATGGAGAATTTACAAAACAATTATTTCCAGAAACCTTTTTAAAAAAAATTGACTTTACTTATTTTAGTAATTCTTGGCTTTATCATGATTGGAAAATAGATACTGAAGAAGATGATTTTATCATGTTTCCAGCAATACTAGCCCACTCAATCCCTACGCAAATTTCAGATGAATTAAGAATTACCAGCGTAATGAATATTTTTATAGAATAACTTTAAGGAAAAAAATGAAAACTATAATTTACTCAATATTTGCATTACTACTCTTAACACCAGTAGCATACGCACAAAAACAAAAAGAAGGTGTACTCTACAATGCAACATTAACTAGAGTGATTGATGGCGACACCGTTGCGTTTCAAGCAAACTGGTTGCCTGATCCACTCAAAAAAGAATTGTCTATTCGTGTGTTTGGCGTAGACACTCCTGAAAAAGGTCATCGCGCACAATGCCCACAAGAAGATGCAAGAGGTAAAGCCGCTACAGAATTTACCAAGCAAGCGGTTGCATCAGCACAACAAAGACAAATCTATCTTATTGCATGGGATAAGTATGGTGGGCGTGTTCTAGGTGATGTTGTTCTTGACGGCAAAAGCCTACGCATGATGCTTATTGAAAAAGGATTTGCTAGAGAATACTACGGCGAGGCTAAAACAAGTTGGTGTAACTAATGCAAAAAAAGTACAAAACTATTTTTATTAGTGATGTACATCTTGGAACAAAAGACTGTAAAGCAGAACTCCTAAATAATTTTTTAAAGCATAACGATTGTGAAACGCTTTACTTAATCGGTGATATAATTGATGGTTGGAAAATTCAACAGAATAAATGGCGATGGAAACAAAGCCATACCAATGTTATTCGTAGAATTTTAGGGCACTCAAAAAGAGGCACGAAGGTAATTTACATTGCAGGAAACCATGATGAATTTCTGCGCCCCTTTCTGCCTTTCGGGCTTTCATTCGGCAACATTGAAATAAAAAATCAAGTAGAACATATTGGTGTTGACGGTAAGCATTACCTAGTTACCCACGGCGACTTGTTTGATGGAATCACAAGACTTGCGCCGTGGATTTCTTTTTTAGGGGACAAAGCGTATGACTTCATCCTTAGTTTTAATACTTCTTTTAATCGCCTGCGGCATCGTTTTGGTTTGGGTTATTGGAGCCTTAGTAAATATCTTAAACATAGGGTCAAGAAGGCAATCGATTTCATCTTTAGATTCGAAACGAATCTCGCCTTATATTGCAAAAGAAAAGGATACGATGGAGTTATCTGTGGACACATCCACACCGCAGAAATTAAGACCATCGAAGAGGTGATATATATGAATGATGGTGATTGGGTAGAATCTTGTACCGCACTCGTTGAACATCACGATGGTCGATGGGAAATTGTTACTTGGAATCAAATCGTATGAACATTCTATGGGCAGTTGTAGTTGTCACACATTTTGGTGCAACGCCGCATGTAATTGAGGTGTGGCAAACAAGAGAGCCTTGTGAAAAATATGCAAAAGAAATTCGCGGCGGCTCTTGTTTTCCTGTTTCGGTAAGAAATAAGTATGAAGCGCAAAAACAAGTCGAAGCAATTAACGAACTAATCAAATGAAACTAGAAGAAAAAATAACCATTGTTGTTCCATGTAAGAACGAAGAGAATTATATAAATCATTTACTTCATCACCTATCTCAGCAGGCTGGAATTGGCAACACTCGGATCATCATTGCAGATGCTTCTACTGATAACACCAGAGAAGTAATTCAAAAAAGTAAAGGCAGATTAAATGTCGAAGTAATCGATGGTGGACCAGTATCTATCGCAAAGAACAATGGTGCTAAACTTGCAAGAACACCTTATATTTTGTTTATAGATAGTGATGTGAGATTTTTTAGCAATACCGTTATTTTTGATTGTGTTGAAATACTACAGAGTAATAATTTAGATTTGATTGGATTGTATGCTAAATGCTATGACAATGACATTCGTGCCAAGATTGGATTCTCATTGTTCAATGTCATCAATCGTATCATGAAGTATTGGGTGCCTTTTGCAGTTGGTGCGTTCTTTTTAACAAGGCGAGATAGATTCGAAGAATTGGGTGGGTTTCCAGCCAAGTATGAAACCAGCGAAGATTTCTTTCTTTCAAAGAGATATCATGTTAAAAGATTTGCATTGGTCAATCACTACTTTGGACAAGATAGTAGACGATTTCAAAAAATGGGTTATTTTGGTATGGCATGGTATTTGATTAAAAATTTCTGGAATCGCAACAACGAAAAATATTGGAATAGCATTGACTATTCAAACTACTGGAAATAGGAGAGCAAATGACTACATATCAAGTATACTGCGAAAACTGCAATTCAGACTATTCAATAGATTTACCAGGAGAAGTAAAACCTGAATTTTGTAGTGTTTGTGGTACAGAATTAGACGAATCATCATACTCTGAAGGAGAACATGGTGAATGGGAAGATGAAGATTTCGATAAACTTTTAGATGATACTGATTGGGAGTGGAAAGATGATGAGAGGTAAGATTAAACAAGTCATGCAACAACATCTGCAAGCACATATTGATAAGCATGTTGTGAATGTTGAGTTGCTACTAGATAAGGGTGTAGGTGTCGCAGACCATCCAGATTTTATGGATACGATTGAGAAAGAACTAGAACAAATCTCAAACTACCATGATAAACTGGAGGCGCTGAATAAGTATTTCTGATGACTTACTTTGGCATTGATTATTCGATGACTTCACCTGCAATGTGCATTTATGATGATGCACAAGGCGAATTCAAATTTGATAATTGTAGTTTTTATTTTTTAACGCAGTCTAAGAAGTATGAAGTAACTTTTAAAAATGTCTCAGGACATTACTTTGAGTATGAGAGTGAACTTCAAAGATACGATGTGATTTCAAGTTTTTTCGTTGATCGTATTCTAGAAAGAGAGCCTGGTGTAAGTGTTTATATGGAAGACTATTCAATGGGATCGAAAGGTCGTGTCTTTCACATAGCAGAGAATACTGGAATTTTAAAATACAGATTTTTTCAATTTCAAATTCCTTTTGTAACTGTACCTCCAACAGTCATTAAGAAGTTTGCGACTGGTAAAGGTAATGCAGATAAAGCAAGAATGCAAGAGGTGTTTGAACAGGAAAACTCTATTCGTTTGAAAGAAGAATTAAACATGACAGAGAAACAATGGAATCCGTCTTCGGACATTATCGATTCTTATTACATATGTAAATATGGTTACGAAAATGGAGAGTAAAACTATGTCTGAGGAAAAAGTTGGCGAAAATAAAATCATTGATGCGAAAGCACTAGCAAATCAAATTACAATTTACCTTTCTGGTCCAATCGGCGCACCAGAAACTTATATCGGCGTTATTGATGCAATTCGTCATGCACAAGAAACCGATATCATCAAGTTCAACATTAACTCTCCCGGCGGCGATCTATTCACCACCATTCAGTTTCTTAGAGCAATCATGGAAACAAAAGCACTCGTAGTTGCATCAGCAGAGGGCGCATGTATGTCGGCTGCAACAATGATCTTTCTATCAGCAGATCGATTTGAAATTTCAGAGCATTGTTTGTTCATGTTTCACAATTACTCAGGTGGTACTTTTGGTAAGGGTGGTGAGATGTATGATCAACTTGTTAATGAAAGAAAGTGGTCAGAAAATATCATTCGCAAAGTCTATGAAGATTTCTTGACTGAGGCGGAGATTCGTAGTATACTAGACAACAAAGACATATGGATGGAAGGCGAAGAAGTTATGAAGCGGCTTGAGAAAAAACATAAGCCAGCAAAAAAACCATCAGCAAAAAAGAAGGTGCCCCCAAAGAAAACAAAGTGAGGTTATTATGTTTCATTTGAAGTTTAATTTTTTTCATATTGGTGATCAGATAGCGACTACTGCAATACCAGAAAACATTTTTAATGTAACAGGCAAGAAGTGTGTTATTTCGGACAAACGCATTTGGGCATTCAAACACAACCCTTATGTTGAATTCATGTCTGAAGAAGAAGCAAGTCAATATCCTATCATTAGTTTAATTCCTGATTGTCGCGTTCCAGAACAAGTTAAACAATACCAAGATGTTATGAAGTCTCATGTTGCACATAGTCAGACAGAATACATGTGCGTTCAAATGGGTTTCAACAATGTCGGATTGCGTCATAGTAAATTGTATGTTTACGATGATGAAAAGATTCAACCGAACAAGATTGTAGTCCATACTACAGGATCAGATAGAACAAGAGATAATGAAATTGCAGTTCGCACCACATCAGGTGAAGACGATGTTCGAATCATGTCTGATGAGGTGTGCCAATCAATTTTAACTAACTACGCAGACTATGAAATCATACAGGTTGGTGGTGATAATGATAAGCCTCTTGGTGGTCATAGCACAAATCTTTCTGGCAAACTCGACTACTGGGAAGTCGCTAGAGAAATCGCATCTTCAGCAAAATTCATTGGAGTAAACTCTGGACCAATGCACATTGCAAACTGTTACCCTAGAGTTGAAAAGCGAATTGTCTTAATGGAGTTTCCAATCAATACTCTAATGACATATCGACCAGGCGACACTCGCAATTGGTTGTTTTCTTGGATCGATCCAACAAATACATTCTTCAACAAATTCGACCACGATGTTGGTCTCACTTTCTCACACACTAAAATATGAAAAAGATAACCGTTGTTATTGTAGGCAATACTCATTACTCAGGTATGAGATTTGCGATTGAACAAACTCTAAACAATACGCCAGATGTTGAAAATGTATTAGAAGTTTGCAATATATCGCTAAACTTTGGTACGCATGTTCGCATCCGAGATAACTTCAATATAGATGATTACAATCATTTTATGATTAAGAATCTGTGGGCGCATATCAATACAGAGTTTGTACTTGTTATTCAGTATGATGGCATTGCCGCAAACAAATCTATGTGGTCAGATGAGTTTTATAACTATGACTACATTGGCGCACCATGGCCAGATCGATTCACCTGGATCGGTAAAGATGAGAAGGTAGGCAATGGCGGGTTCAGTTTCCGTAGCGCAAGACTACTTGACAAGTTGCGTGATCCTGTGATAACATTTAATGATCATCCAAGATATAAAAACGAAGATGCAGTCATCTCTCAAGGGCATTCTTTGTATCTAAAAAGAAAGTATGACATTAAGTATGCGCCTGTTGAAGTTGCCAATCGTTTCAGTCATGAGTGGTGTAATCCTACTGGCGAAACATTTGGTTTCCATGGTGCATGGAATTTTCCTCTCTTCTTTGATGAAGAGACTTGCATGAAACACTTACTTGACATTCCACCAAGTCATTGGTATAATGATAAACTGCAAATGCTAAACATGAATTGTGGATTAAAAGGATACACCAAATTGTGGGACGGTGTGATTGAGAAGGTAAAAAATGCATGAATTTTTTCGTAGCACTTTTGAATGGATAAAGGATGATTGGCGTTCTAACAAAATTAGATTTCTCGTTGAAATTATTGCTTGGGGTATTAGTATTGGGTGTGCTATTGCCATGGCTCTTACTGTTCCTACCCCTCCCTTACTCATTTTATATCCTATCTGGATACTTGGTTGCGCTATGTATGCTTGGGCTGCTTGGACTCGTAGGTCTTTTGGTATGCTTGCTAATTACCTTCTTTTGGTCACTATTGATAGTGTAGGTTTAATAAGGATGATAGTATGAGATTTTGGTTGATTTGGGCAAGAGCGACAAATCATTTAATGGGCAAAAATGATGAAGACAAACCTGATGTGCCAATTCTTACATTGCGTGAAGCGCATGTAGCATTGACATTGAAAACATTTTGGGTTATAATACATGTTATCACTTGTTTTTTTATTATGGCAAATGTAATACATCACTGGTAGGAGTTTATTATGAAGCGATGGACACTTGAAGTAAAAGATGACGGCATACTTGAATTTCCGCCAGATTTCATTGAAGAGACTGGTTGGAAAGAAGGTGATCGTATCAAATGGATTGATCGTGGCGATGGGAGTTTTGAAATGAAGAAAGTTGATACTCAGTTTGTACTTGTTGAAACGGTTAGCATGTTTCGTGAGAGATATGTTGTCGAAGTGCCGACAGGTATTGATGATTTCGGCAATGACAAATCATTGTGGGCATTAGATACAGTCACGATGGAAGAAGCAAGCGAGTTTTCGCAAAAGCATCTTGGCGAAACAATTACAAGCCATCGTGTGCTTACTTATGATGAAGTTCTTAAACTTTGCGATGAAGACAATGACTATTGCAAAGGTTGGACTGATGAAAAGAAAATGGAAGTATTTGTTACGGA